ACGTACCAGCGTTCTCCGCTGGGAGATGGGGGTGCGTGTCCCATCCGGTGAGCCGGCTGTTCGTCTCGCGCGCCTCCTCCGTGAGCTCGACCGGGTCGCGAAGTGAGCGCGGCAACGAATCTAAGCCTCTCCGCTGCCACTGAGGCGCAGCGCATCCTGGACCTCGCAGCTCGCCGGCTCCTCGCCGCGAAGCTCGCCGCGAAGGGAGGCGGTCCGGGTTAGGAGGCGAGAGCGGGTCGCGGGCATGAGCGGCGAGCTACGCGCTCCTGCGGCCCCTTGAAAACGGGAGGAGCCCCGACGTAGCCGGGGCCCCACAACTCACCAGAGGAGATTCTAATGGCAAGCCTAGAAGACCGGCTCGACAGCTTCCCGGAGGCGTGGAAGCCGGAGGCTGTCGGCGACAAGCTGGTCGGCCGCGTCGTCGACGTCGATGTGCGGGAGTCCAAGTACGGCGACCCGTACCCGATCGTCGTCGTCGAGACCGAGGACGGCACCGAGCGCGCCTTTCACGGTTTCCACACGATCTCGCGGCGCGAGCTCGCGAAGCAGAAGCCGCAGGTTGGCGACCGGATCGGGATCGCCTATCACGGCCGCAGCGAGCCTTCCGAGCCAGGCATGAGCGGCGCCGAGCTCTACAAGGTGATCGTCGAGAAGGATGAGCCGGCACCGGTCGACTGGGACGCGATCATCGAGGGAGACCCGGGGCCGGAGATGGACCCGAACGACCCAGGTGTCGAGCCGGAGCTCCCCGACGATGACATCCCTTTCTAGGGACGACGCTGAGGCGGCGGCGGGCGATCTGCTCGCCGCCGCTCTCACTCTTGCCGAGCACGGCCTTGCCGTCTTCCCGGTGAAGCCGCGGAGCAAGTTGCCGGCCACCGTCGACGGGTTCAAGTCGGCGACCGTCGACCCCGACCAGCTCCGCGCCTGGTGGGAACGGTGGCCTGACGCAAACGTCGGCGTCCCGACGGGCGCGGCCTCTGGTTTCGTCGTGCTCGACGTCGACGCGCGTCACGGCGGCCTTGCCAGCTTCGAAAAGCTGCGCGACCGCCTGCCGAAGACGGCGCAGGTTCTCACCAGGTCCGGCGGTTTCCATTACTGGTTCCGCTACGTCGGCGAGCTGCGCAACTCGGCCGGCCTGCTCGGCGACGGCCTCGATGTGCGCGGCGACGGCGGCTATGTCGTCGTTCCCCCAAGCGTCCACGAGTCCGGCAACCCATACAAGTGGTTGCGTGGCCTCGAGGAGGCGGCCGACTGGCCAGCCGAACTCAGCGGCGCTCGCCGCAACGGCGCCAGCGCAAAGGTGGCCGAGATCATCCCGGAAGGACAGCGGCGCGCCGCGATGCTGACCGTCGCCGGCAAGCTGAAACGGAGCGGCCTTAGCGGGGACGAGATCCTGCCGAGCCTTCGCGAGTTGAACAAGCGCTGCCAGCCACCGCTACCCGATTCCGAGCTTGAGAGCGTCGCCTTCGCGTCGACGATCGAGCCGGCCGAGACATTCGGCAAACCCTCCTATGACGGGCCGACGCGCGCGCTCGACGACGTCGTCGCAACCTTCCAACGTCACCTGCACATGCCCGACCCGGCCTCGCTGCTGCTCACCCTGGCAACGATCGTCGCGAACATGATGGAAGAGGGCGACCCGGTCTGGCTCGTGAACATCGGCGGCTCGAGCCGAGGCAAGACCGAAACCGTCGCCGCATTGGACGGATTCCCCGGCGTCCGCGTAGTCGGCGCGCTCACAGTCGCCGCGCTGCTGTCCGGCACCCCGAAGAAGGACCGCGCCAAGACCGCGAGCGGCGGCATCCTGCCCGAGCTCGGCGACCGCGGCGTCCTCGTCGTCAAAGACTTCGGCGCGCTGCTCACCCTGCACAGGGACGCGCGCGCACAGGTGCTGCAGGCGCTGCGCGACGTCTACGACGGCCTCTACACGCGCGACGTCGGCGTCGACGGCGGCACCAAACTACGGTGGGAGGGACGGCTCGGCCTGATCGCCGGCGCAACCTCGGCACTCGACAGCGCCCACGGCGTACTCTCGGCGCTCGGCGAACGCTGGGTGACAACCCGGCTGCCCGACGGTGGCGAACAGGAGATGGTGCGCGTCGCGCTCGCCGACACCAACACTCGCGCCGCACGCGAACAGCTACGCGACGTCGTCCACGGGTTCCTATCCACCCTCGACGCCGTGCCGCTGCGGCGAGTGACCGCCGACGAGCTCGAGCTGTTCAGCGCACTGGCGCCGCTCGTCGTACTCGCACGAAGCCCCGTCGAGCGAGACAACTACAAGCGCGACATCGTGCACGTGCACAGTCCCGAAGGACCGGCCCGGATTGTGCGGCAACTCCACAAGCTGCTCGTCTCGCTCGAAGCGATGGGCGTCGACCGTCCCGCCCGCTTGATCTTGCGCGCCGGACTCGACTCGATCCCATCACCGCGACGTGACGTGCTCGTCCAACTACTCCGCCACGGCGAACAGTCGACCACCGACGTCGCCACCTCGCTCGGCCTCGCCCCCACCAACACCACCCGAGCCTGCGAAGACCTCACCGCACACCGGCTACTCACCCGACGCAAAGCCGGCGACGCAGCCAACTCGGCCAACCTCTGGACACCCGCCGACCACATCGTCGAATACTGGCAAACCCTCGACCGATTCCGGCCCGAAACCGCATGAATACACAGGTCCCGGTTCACCCGTTTTGTCGGTACACCTTGTCTCTAAATACCCACAACCCGTGTAAGACGACAAAACGGGTGAGCTACCGCAACCTCGCCCGAATTGCGGAAGACCAGATTGGAGGGCCACCCGGGGGCGGGGGTGGTTCAACGGAACCGCGAACGCCAACGCTCACCCCAGGCCAGGCGTCTCGCGAAATGTACGGCTACCCACAAACGGCGCGTGAGGTGGTCGCGTGAGCGGGTTGAAGATGTGCGCGAGTGGTGGTTGTTCGCGTCTGGTGCCGCGCGGGATGCGTTTCTGCCGGGATCATGCGGCGGTCGAGCGTGTGCGGCGCGATGAGAAGCGGCAGCGGTTCGGTTATTCGCGGCCGCATTGGCGGAGGCTTCGCGCTCGTCGTCTGGCGATGGCTGACGGGCTTTGCGAGCTCCAGCTTGCTGGCTGCTCGATGCGGGCGACGCATGTGCATCTGGATCCGCGGCTCGAAGGCAACCATGACGCGGCGACGCTCGAGGATTGCCGGGCGTGTTGCGCGAGTTGCAGCGGGGCGGTTGACGCGCCCCGTTCGCGCGAGGGGCGGCGCTGATGGCTGGCCGCGTTCCGAAAGGGCGGAAGCCGCAGGAGCAGTTGCGGCGTCGCAACCCGCCGGAGCAGTGGGTGTCGCTCCCGGCGGAGGGCTGCAACTTGAAGCCGCCGGCGTGGCCGATCGGCAAGCCTTCACTCGAGGAGCAGAAGCTCTGGGGTGACCTGTGGGTGCTTCCGATCGCGGCGTATTGGCACGAGACACGTATCGCGCCGACCGTCGTCGCCCGCTATGTCACATTGAGTCTGAAGAAGCCGGAGCATGCGACCGTCGCGACGCTTGAGCGGGAGCTCGGCTTGACGCCGGCGGCGATGTTGAGGATGCGCCTTGTCGTCGAAGAGCCCGAACCGGCCGAGGAGCCGAAGGAGAGCCCCTATGCGCATCTTCGGGCTCGGGAGGGGCGATCGTGACGTCCTCGCGCGGCTGGGAGATCCTCGATTGGGCGTACGGCGTGCTTCCGTCGCCGTCGGACCGGTCGCAGCCGCTCGTCTTGAGCGACGAGCAAGCCGAATTCGTGGTCGCGTTCTACGAGACCGACCCGGACGGCGTCTACACCTACCGGAGGGCCGCCCTTCAGGGCCCGAAAGGCCTCGGAAAGTCGCCGTTAGGCTCCGTGATCGCGCTCGCCGAGTTCTGTGGACCGGTCGCACCGCAAGTGCCGTGGGTGCAGATCGCCGCGAACGCGGAGGAACAGGCGTACAGCAACGTGTACGCGCTCCTCTGGGCGCTCTTGAGCGAAAACGACGCGAGAGCGGCAGGCGAGCTCGGAATCGACCTCGGCCGTGGCCGGCTGTACCTCAAATCGAATCCTGGCGCGAAGCTCGAGGCCGTCTCCTCCGCTTGGGGAACGAGGGAAGGTCAGCGAGTGACGTTCGCGCTCGCCGACGAGACGCACACCTGGCTGAAATCCAACGGCGGCCACCGACTCGCCCGTGTGCTCAGGCGGAACGCCGCGAAGGTCGACGGTCGCGTGCTCGAGCTCTCGAACGCGCACGAGCTTGGCGAGGAATCGACCGCGGAGCTGACAGAGGGCGAGGCCGGCCATCCTGGTGTCCTGTTCGTCGCCGGAAATGAGTGACGAACAGTTCCTCGGCCTCCTCAGAGAGGTCTACGCGGGCGCGCCCTGGGTTGATCTCCCGCGCCTGTTGCGCGAGGTCCGCGATCCCGGCAGCCCGTTCGCTGAGTCGCTCCGCTTCTACTTCAACGTCCCAAGTGCCGGCCTGCTCTCCGCCGTCGACCCGATCACCTGGACGGCATGCAAAACGACACGCACGCTCGAAGACGGGGAACGGGTCGGCCTCGGCTTCGACGGCTCCCGCAGCCACGACGCAACCGCCCTCGTCGCATGCACCCACGACGGGTTCCTCGCCCCGCTCGCGATCGAGGAGCGGCCCACGAACGCCTCCGAAGACTGGACGATCGACCGCCGCGTGATAGATGACGCGGTCGAGGACGCGTTCGACCGGTTCGAGGTCGGCTTCCTCTACGCCGACCCGTGGCACTGGCGGGACGAACTCGACGAATGGGGCGCCCGCTGGCCCGACCGGATCGTCGAGTTCCCCACCAATTCGAACGCGAAGATGGCACCGGTCGTCGACCGCTTCCGCACCGGCATCACCGAGACCCGCGTCAAGCACGCCGGCGACGAAACACTCACCCGCCACATCCTCAACGCACGGCTCAGAAAGGTC